GAGAAGGACGACGTGCTGGTCGTGGTGCGCCTCGACCGGCTGGCGCGAAGCACGCGAGATCTGCTCAACGTGCTCGATGAAGTCGGCAAGCGCGGCGCTGGCTTTCGCTCGCTCAAGGACACATGGGCCGATACCACCACCCCTCACGGCAAGCTGATGGTGACGGTGCTAGGCGGGCTTGCCGAGTTCGAGCGTACGCTGATCGCGGCTCGTACGGGCGAGGGACGCAAGCGTGCCAAGGAACGCGGCGTACTCTTCGGGCGGCCGCGCAAGATGACAGCGCACCAGCGCCAGGAAGCCTTGCAGCGGCTTGCTGGTGGCGAGACCTACGCCGACCTGGCCAGGGCCTACAACGTCGATGCCACGACCATCGGGAGACTGGCGGCAGCCAGCCCTTTCGCGCCAAGCGCGGCCGGCCCGTAAAACACCGTGCAGCGCATCAACCGCCTGTTCGCAAGCGAAGCCTGAAGCGCTAAAGGCGGGGGATCGCCGTGAACAGTGGACAGTGGGCCCTATGAGAGGTTAGGCACGCAGGGGTCGTCGGGCTCGAGCGGTTTCCGGGCGAAGTTCAGACCCCTGGCAGTAGCGCGGCCCGACGCCGGGTCTTTTTCTCGGGCGCCCAATCGTCGAGTGCGACCGCGCCTTTGCTGAGGTCCCGGATTTTGAGCACGACGGTCGCCGAGGGAATTTTCGTTCCAGAAATATAGCGGCTTACGGTCGCCTGCTGCACACCCAGCAGCGCGGCGAACCGCGTCTGTGATATATCGGCCAACTGTAGATATTCACCGAGGCGCATGGACCACCGCTAATTTATCATCTGTTGGATCGCTGGCGGCACCTGCTACCGTTAATTGAATTGCCGTCGTCGATCGTCGAGGTATTCCCAGAACCGTTCGCACGTTGAAGCGCGCGAAGGTATAATTCGCCGATATTGATGTTCGTATGCGTGGCATCGACGAAAACCGCCGGCTTGCCAAGCAACCGATCGAGGATTTCGCGGATTGCCGCAAGCCGGGTCGACTCATTCGGAGACTTCGACAGTTCAATCAGGCCATCCATAAATTCCGGCAGCCTCGGCAGAAGGCGTGCGCGCAATTCCTCGATGGCCGTCCGCGGACGGCCGCCCGGATTGAGGACTGAGCCCGGCATCATTGTTCCATTCGGTCGCCTTGCTGGTACGTTCATTCCAATATCCGCCAATTCTGAGGATACTTGCCAAGCAACCGCAAGCACGTGCGGTCACGCATCAGTAGCAGCGCGTCAAATTGTTGACAAGTTCGGTCAACTTTCAGGATTCGACTCGGCGTCCGGCATCGGGGTGAGGAACTGCTCGGATGGCCCGGGGTACCGATTGATTCGACCGTCAGCCCGAGCCCCAGAGGGCCGCACCCTCACCGGCTTATCCCGAGCATATGCACCCAGGGATGCAGCGACGTTATGCGAGGGGACGGGCCGTTTCGGCTTCGACCCGGGCCACAGGCAACAGCACAGTGAGCGCGTTCACGTCCCCATCGTTGATGGCCGTCACGAGATCGGCGCGCGGTTATTGCGTATCGTTCCCGCGAATGGGCATCGCCCGGCGAGATGACCACGGTAACTCGTTACCTTGTTTACTGTTTACTGTTATCGCGCTATATATACTCCCCTCTACACACATCTCTACTTCTACATCAGTAAACATATATATATTTATATATATATGTTATTGAAAATCATTGATAAATTCGTTTACGTAAACATCAGTAAACAAGTAAACATTCAACCTAGGTTGTGGCTATGTTCAACCTGCGGATACGGACGTGCAGGAACGATAAGCCTGCCCAGTCCACTCAATCTCGCCGGCTTCGACTAGCTGGTCGAGAATGTCCCTGATCGCCTTGGAGTCCAGCCGGCCCTTCAGGAATTGCTGGATGTCCCTCCGCTTCATCAACCCGCGGCGCCGAATCGCGCCGGCGATCTTCGCCGTCATCTCGCTCCGCTCGTTCTCGGGTAGATGATCCTGCGCCGCCTCTGCCAGGCCCTGCGTGGCCTTCCAGGCGATGCCGGCACCCCATTCCATGTCGTTGAGGTCGACGGTCGCGCCGCGTCCCCAGCGGCCTGCGGCCCTGATGGTGGCCAGTCGAATGCTGGTTTCGGCGCATCGGGCGAGGTACGGGGCTGCATCAGGGTGCTCGTCGATGTGCTGCTCGACCATCCGGCCGAAGTCGGCATAGTGGTCCCTTGCTTGGTTGCTAGCCCATAGGAGAACGTCCGGCGTGTGGGCCATCTCGGGATTGCCGATGTGCATCAGGCTCTCCGGCCCCGACCACAGGTAGAGGCGGTGCAAGGCCTCGGCGAGGTGCTGGGGCACTACAAATGGGTCCAGCGGCGGATCGGTCTCCTCGATACGGACGGTGCTGGGAAGTGCCAGGAACCGGTTCAGCAGCCCATTGTCGATGCTCTCGCCCTGCAAGGCCGCAGTGAATTCATCGGGGGTCGACAATCCCAGGATCGACATTGCCGGGCATTGCACAAGCTTGATGGTGTCGATGGTCGCCCAAGCCGGGGCCGACAGGGTCGCGAAGGACAAGCCCCACAGCGAGCGGAGAAGCTCGCCGACCTGGCGCTCGTGGGTGCCGGCCTTCCGGTTCGTGGCGGCCCGCAGCACCGCCCCAACCTCGTCCTGTACACACAGCATCACGGGCTGGTCCGTGAGGCGCTGGAAGATGGCGCTCCCGGAATGGAATCGTGACGGTCCAATGTGTGCATCGGCCTTGGCGGCGCGCATCAGCCGCATGGCGGCGTCGAGCACGTGCTGCTTACCGGCGCCGCTGCGGGCGATCGACACCACGTATAAATGGGTCGCCGAATTGGTGGGGCCCGTCACCCGTCTTCCGATCAGGGTGCCGACGACCGTGATGGCCGTGCCTAATGCCAACACCCGGTTCGGGCGGCGGCTGGTTGCTGTCACCCAGTCGATGATATCCCCGACCAGGCCCGGCGGGTGCGTGAAGATTTCGAGATCGTCCTGAGGCGGCACTGGCGCCGGCTTCGGTTCCATATCAGGCTTCAACTGATCCTTGGATTCTGGTTGCGCGTCCGGCCGCGGCTTCGGACTTGCCGCGGCTTTCACCCGGTCCTGTGCCGGCACCAGACCGGACACGTCGACCTCGACACCAAACCCGAGCCGCTCGGCCAGGAACCTGAACGCGGTATCGCAGTCACAGCTGCAGGCCGCCATGACCAGGTCGACCGACGTGTACCCCTGGTCGGCGCCGAAGTCCCGAATCCCGGCCGGAACGATCTTGAGATTGAGATGCCGCTTCTCCGACGGCCGGCCGGTCGTGGAAGGCCGCCACAGCGGCACCGCCTCATAACCACCCCGTGCCGGTCGGCACCTGTAGAGCCCCAGCGCCGGCACCCAGGCGGCTAAATTTCCGAGCGCCCGTTCATTGAGCTGCCGATAGGGGCTGTCGGCATCACTATTAACGGCATGCTGTACCAGTTCCGGGCGATACCCCAGCGGCGTCAGCGCTGCAGTGATCCGCACCGCGATATCCGCCGGTAAGAGAGGCAAGTCGTCCGGCGCCACATCCTCCAGGGTCTCCGAGGTCAGCCATCGGTACGGCTGCTTGGTGTCGGGGTGGATCGTCGGCGGCAGCACGGTTTGCCGGCCCGGCCCGATGAGGTCGACCACCCGCTTTCCATCGATGTTCCAGGATTTGGATTCTTTTACCTCGGGACCGTAATAGAATGCAGTCTCGCCTTTCTGGCCGCGCTTGCGCACCGGCGACGGCGGCAACACCTTCCGCAGCGCTGCCACGATGATGGGGTCGTCGGTGTCGGTATCGATAGCGACCAACCCCTTATATCCGGCGACGACGCAGAGCCCGGAATCGCCGGCGGCCCACCTTGCCCGCTCCATGGACGACGGCACGCCGTTATTGAATCGTCGCTGCCAATTTGCCAACCCCACCCAGCATCCGGCAAACAGGAAGCCAGGCCGCTTGGTGCCGGGCATGATGGGCAGTGCGCCATAACCACGCTCGATCAGCCGCTCGCCTAATTCCGCGAAAATGCCCATATGGCTCTCCTAAAAAGGCGGATGCTTTTCGAGGATTTTCCGGCGCAGCGTCTGCTCGAAGCCAACGATCAGCCGGCGCAGAAATTCGCGCCATTCCGCCTCGGATAATTTGGCGAGATCGGTCGTGCCGACCTCTTCGAGATATCCGGCGGCGTCGGCACCGGCCTCGAAGGCAGCGCCCTGCTCGAAGGCGTCGAGAATTATGTCTGGCATTTTGTAAACACTCCGTGCGACGCGATGGCAGCCGACATCATCACAAAGCCATGCGATCGGACTCCTGTGATGCGGCGTGAACCCAAGCCACATAGCGCGGCGGCGGCACACCATGCATGCGGTCGGTTCCATGGTGGCGAAGCGAAGGGCGGCGGTCACCACGGCACCATGTCGTTGATGGGTTCACGCTTCATGGCTTCGAAGGCGGCCTCACGCGACCCGCGAACCCAGGTGCAGAAATTGCGATCGATTTCGACCACGGCGCCATTACGGTGCAGCCGCCGATCGGCTACGTTCCAGTACTGGCCGTTGCGATAGATCGTGATTTCGAACGGGCGGCCGAGTTCGTCTGCGCGCACGACTGCTTCGCGAACGGTTATCGGCACGGGCGCTTCGCCGGCCATGGCGAACCACCACTTCTCGGCGCGCGCGCGGGCATAACCGTCGCGCTGCAGGGCGACATATTCGCTGTAGACGGTCAGGCCGCACAAATAGTCGACACGCAGGCTGGGCGGCGCCAAAGGATCGTTTCGCTTGTGGTGTATGTGGAACGAGGTGCCGGTCACCTCGATCCAGCTCTGCCCTGTCGACAACACCGGCATCGCGTCGGCGACAGTTGCGTGCTTCGCCATCGGGGCCGGGCGCGGCCACTCATAACCACAGCATGGACATTCGTAGGCGCTGATCGCAACCAGCTCGTCGCACTCCGGGCACGCCTTCACGGGCGCCTCGCCCGGCACACCGGACTTGGACTTGGGATCGACACTGTCAACCGGCCCGTGCCGCCGGACGTTGCCCGCGAAGTCCAGCACCAGGCAGTTGGTCTTCCGTTCCGCCTTGCGGGTGCCGCGCCCGACCATCTGGACGTAAAGGCCCGTCGACAGCGTCGGCCGCAACATCGCCAGCAGGTCGACCTGCGGCACGTTGAATCCGGTCGTCAGGACATTGACGTTGACGAGAGCAGTAATTTGACCGGCCTTGAAAGCCTCGATGATTTCCTTGCGTTCATCGGTCGGTGTCTCTCCGAACACCGCTTCAGCTATGACACCACGGGCCCGCAGCGCGTCGCGCACATGCTCGGCATGTCGAATTCCCGCTGCGAAGATCAGCCACGAACGGCGACCGACGCCGTGCTTGATGATCTCGTCGCAAGCGCCGTTGACGACCGCTTCGATATCGGCCGCGTCCTGCAACTCACTCTCGATGAACTCACCACCGCGCCGGCCGACACCCGTGACATCGATCTGCGTGCCGGTCTTCTTGGACGACAGCGGCGACAACCAGCCATCCCGGATTCCTTCACCGATGCCGTAGGAGAAGACGATGTCGTCGAATATTTTGCCGTCGCCCTCATCGAGGCGACCGCTGTCGAGCCTGAAGGGCGTCGCAGTGAAACCGGCGATCCGCATTTCGGGGTCGAATTGGCGCAGACCGTTAAGCAGACGGCGGTACATCCCATCGCCGTCGTGCGGCACGAGGTGCGCTTCATCGGTGATGACAAGGCTTCTTTTGCCGATTGCCCCGGAATTGCGGAACACGCTTTGGATAGAGGCGAACAGAACGGGATGATCGAGGTCGCGCCTGCCGAGCGCAGCGCAATTAATGCCAAGCGGGGCGTCCGGCCACAGCGCCAGAACATGATCGACATTCTGCTTGATCAGTTCCTGCACGTGGGTGAGCGCGAGAATGCGCAGGTCCGGGCACCGCTGCATGAGGTCCCGGATCAGCCACGCAATGACCAGGCTCTTGCCGGTGGCGGTCGCCATCGCGACCAGCGGATGACCTCCACCGGCGTGCCAGTACGCCTCAAGCGCCTCTAGCGCCTGGCGCTGATATGGCCGTAGCGCGAACATTAACCACCCTGCTTCTTCTTGCGCCACGGCGCAGAGCCGGTAGGCGCCGGACCCGCTGTTGCAGGGGCAGGCGCCGGCGAGGACACCGCCTCGGCAGCCTCGCGGTTGTCGAGGTGCGAGACCTTCACCACCCGGTTCTTGTCGGGGTACACGCCGTTCTTGTCGGTCTCGATCGAGATGCCGATGCGGCACGGCACAAACAGCAACTTCTCGGCGTTCGGCAAGGGCGTGGGAGCGCCAGTCGCGGCGATGATCGCGTTCAACATCTTCTGGCCGTGATATTGCGCGCCAGCCTTCGGATGGACGTACGAAATGTTTTGCCATACCTGGCGATTTTCGTATTCGCCTTCGAGGATTTTCCAGGTCAACGTCAGCGCGTAACCGTTGCCGGTTTTCGGCGGCGCAATGCTGGCTTCGATCGCCTGAGCCACATACTCGCCGGGCGGCAACGGCTCAAAGCCGCCGGTGTTCTCAGGGTTATAAGGCTCGGGGAACTGCATAGACATAGATGTCACTCCTAGAGGGTTTGGCCGCGCTGCTATTCCGCCACGGCCGGCGGGAAGAACGGCGCCAACGCGGCGTCGTAATTGAAGTCCTTTGGGACCATGATTTTCGGCGGCAGGCCGTAGCGGTTCTTCGCCGTGAAGGACGGGCGCCCTTCGCAATGCAGCCAACGGGTCGAACCGCCGTCCGCGCGGTTGCGCTTCTTTCCGAAGCCAGCATCCTCGGTCTGAATATTCAGGTCGGGGGCGAGAAATAAAATCGCGTCAGCCCAGTCCTGCACCAGGCCACGTGCGCGTTTGTGCAAACGCAGCTGGTACGACGTGTAGGAAGCGGCCCGGGGATCGTCGATGCGCTCGATAGCGGAATGCGCCAAAAGGACGATCGTCATTCCGCGTTCACGGCGCAGAAAATCGAGGCCAGCGAGGAAATCCAGCCAAAAACTGTCGGCGATGACGTATCCCTTGCCGTAGCCAGGCTGCTCGATCGTCGCCCATCCATTCGTGGTACAGGCTTCGCGCCAGATCAGCGGCTCCAGCGGGTCCAGGCTGTCGACAACGAGCGTGCGGTGATCGTGCGGCTCAGTGCCGAGGAAGGACATGCACCCGAGCATACCCTTGAAGGTGTCCTGCAGCCCGAACGTGCTCATGGTGAGCCCGCGAGGAATTCCCTCTTCGGTCTGCAGAATGACCGGCGAAGGGAATTTGCTGCTCAAAGTGGTTTTGCCAGCGCCCTCGGGTCCGTAAATCAGGACCCGCGGAGGCAAAGTCGCAGTGGCAGTGTGGATAGGGCTCATGACTGGTCTCCAAGCAAGAGATCGAGTGAGACTCCGAGCGGACCGCAGGCGCGACCTTGAGAGTCGACGCGGGCTCCACTGCTAAGCGGGCTTCTTCTCGGAAAAGGCGTCCAAATCATCGAAGGTGTAGGTGCCGTCGGGAGCGCGGTGCGGACCTTCGCCACGCAGGTGGAGCTTCCGCAGCCACTCGCGACTTTTGCCGAGATACTGGGCGGCACCCAACATATTGGTGCGGCCGCGCTTGGTGCGGCCGGCGCTCTCTTCGAGCCGCTTCACGCGCTCGCGTAGATCCGCGATTTCGGACTGAACGGACATAGCCTTTGATCTCCGCGAGACTCTCAACAGTGCGGAGATCAGGGTCGGGGCCGAGTTCTCCGCTTGCGCCACTGTGGCCGACGATGGCGATGCGGACGGAGTTTGGAAGGGAATTTGTTGTAGCGAGTTGCAGCGAGTTGTAGTTAGTTTCCGACTTCGTTTCGATGCCTATTAGCTAGGCGGCGGGCCCGGCTCTCGATGGTGCCTGTCCCGGCAACCTTACCGGCTTCGGCTAGCCGATTGGCGGCCCCTAGCCGGGTAAGCTGCTCTGACTTCATGAGCTTTGTCACTCGTGGGAACAGAGCGCGATCGGCCTTACCGTACCGGTCAATGGTGCCGGGCTTGGGCCCTCGCCGCTTCGAAGTCCTGGGCGCCGAATGGGCGACCGCCGGCTGGTCCGACGGCGGGCTTTGAGCGGACACTAGCGCGTCCACAGCGGTGCCGCCGCCGCGGTTAACCTCCGGCGAGACGGCCGGTGACGCCATGGGCGCCGGCACCTTCGCACCCGGGGCGAGCGCGGACGTTTTCTCGGTGGCGTCTTTATGCGTGGTCTCGCCGCCCTCCGAGGCGACCGGCAACGCCGTATTCGCCGCGGGTGCCGGCGCCTTCACACTCTCTGCGGTTACCGGCGCATTCTCGGCGGGGGCAGGTGCAGGTGCCGCTTCCCCGTTGGCAATGGACTCCTCAGTCGTCATCGATTCGTCCGCGTCGGGCAGGCCCGCGGCGGGGACGGGCACGGGGGCTATTTCGTCGACTAATCGTTCAAATTGGCGCCAATTCACAATGAAACCAACCGAATCCGGGTTGGCGAGACGCTCTACACCTTTCACTGTTTCGATCACCTCGCACTTGGCAGGACTATTTAGGGACAGCTTGACAGAGATATATTGGTGCGACCACTCACAGGCTTTAATTTTCAGGTATTTCCAAGAACGCGTTTTATTGTCCCAGACCTTGATCCAGATCCTGATCTTATCATCCTCGGCCCATTGTGTGGTGATATCAGCCGCATCCACGAGGTTAAGGCCCAACCGCGCCGCGAGATATTCGATTGCACGTGCGAGAGAACGCTTCGGACCTCGGCCGTCGCCCATTCGAATCACCGCCTGCACTGCCAAAGGAAGGTGACGCGGAGCAGCATCGGGCAGTGAAACTACGATGCGGACGGCTGGCCAGCCGGCTCCGCGTCTTCTCGGATCATGCAGCGACGATCTGCTCAGTCAATACCGGAGGGTGCCTGGCCGCCCGTGCCATTGAACCGCTGCACCACGGTGACCACTTCCAGCCCTCGGTAGTCAACCACGAACTCGCGTTCATCGTGATATTCGTTAAAATGAGTGTTCGGGTGCCCTTCGCGCTCCGCATCGGTAACCGGATCGGGATACTCCATCTTCGCAATGATTGCGGCTGGAGGCGCGACAGACTTAAGGATGACACTCCCGGATGGGAGTTCCGAAGAGTCCCGGGCAAAAACGGCCGTGGCATAATCGCTTGTCCACGACAGACCGTACTCCCGTGTCAGGGCCTCATCGAACCACGCGCCCCGGAAGAGCGGGACGGCAAGGCCGGTGTACGGCGGAAACATGACCCGGAGAGCCGCGCATAGCAGCGGGTGTTTGACCGGAACGCGGAGGTCTTGGTTTCCCTCCACACACTTAGAAACACCTGCTGCATTTCACGGGAGACCTCCCGCAGCTTTGGGATCTGAGGCAGCGCCATTTGCCACGGGAACCAGTCTGCCGTCAGGTTCTTGTAGGCATTTTCATGATCATTGCGCCGGATGGTTTCCATCAGCAACTCAACTCGTTCGCGATCGTCGCCCCGGGTGGTGGCCACCCCGGTGGGAACTTGCTCGTGGCGTCTTGTACGCATTGACAGCCTCCCCGTCACGGTGACACCCCGGCGACGCGTGCCGGAGACTTGATCGATCAGCCCAGGCCTTTTTGTTGTGCATTACTCGCTGACGACGGCCTGAAACACGCCAAAGCCCTTACGCGACCTCAACAAGCTGTTGACGGCGAGCCGCGATTCAGAAATTTATGGGGGCGGCCTCAACTTTCGGCCGCTTTGGTTTGGGCCTCGGTGTTTACACCATCGGGGCCCTTCAACTTTCTCCTGCTTTGGTTTCATCCGGCGAATCACGCCAAACTCTCATCATGGGTTGGCGGCCGGCCTCGTCAACGTGCGACGCCCAAAATCGATACCTCATCCACCAACTAGTTTGGTGTGTGCCACGAGCGCGTCCCTTCGTGCAGAGGTTCCGGTTAGGGAACTCGAACGGCACTCGAAGGGAACTCAAGCCACACCGGTTACCGGCAATTCACCGGCGCGCCGGCCGGCCCTCGGAGCCGTTAGCCTTGGCAACGGCGCCGCTCGGGCTTTATGTAGTCGCGCTATAAAGCGCGAGAGCGGGATGGCATCTCAACATACGATTGAGCGACAACGCGGCATCAAGGAAGCAGGCCAGCAGCTCGGTGCGCTTCGGAAGAGATGGCCGCTCGCATTTCCGGTCCAGACTCAAGACGTTCGCCCGCTGGCGCTGGGCGTCGCCCACCAGGTCGCCGCAGGGATGGGCTGGTCGCTTCCCTACACGCTCAGCGTGCTTCGCCGCTGGAAAATGGCGGCGGTCTACTGCCAGGCCGTGCTTTCCCATGAGCAACGGATCACCCTTGATGGCGCGCTGGCCGAGCAGGTTGACCCGAATGCGAAGGAGTTGGCGACCAAGCAGCTGGCGCGGCTCGTCGCGCGTAACGCCGCTAAGAAGGCGGCGGCGCCCGCCATGGCGAAGCCGAAGCCGGCGCCCCCAACCGGTCGGGTGCGTGCAAAGCCATTGCGCCGGCGCACGTAGAGCCACACCAAAAGCGCGCCAGCGGCCGCTCCGCGACATAGCGAGGCATTCCTGCTCTCAACCCGCCCATATTTCGCCCAAACCCGCCCATATCTGCTGGTGTCAATTTGGCCGTATGGGGAGACGGGGTCATGCCGAAGTCCATCGAAGACATCCTGGTCTGCATTCACGATGAACCCGACCGCGACGAGCATACCAAGTTGGGGCGCATGGTTCGTGAAGTGGATGCCCATCTGGTGCCCTTTGGCCACTACACCGCGACAGAGCGAGTGCGGATCGGGAGGGCATTCAGGGACAAGAACCTGGGGACGCAGCTTAGCGACCGAATTGCAGACATGATCCACAATACCTCAAGGAGACGAAGTGCCTGACTGGCGCCGCCGGCCAAGGGGAGGACCCCGCAAATGACCACCAACGTGCCAACCACTTCACTGGCGGCCCCCCAGGCGTGGCAGCGTTATTGATGCCGACCTGAATCGGCCGTCGGCTGACCATCGCGCTCACCGTGCAGCGTTGCGACGTTAGACTCGCGGGCATCGATGACAGCCAACAGGTGCGTGTCCCAGCGCGCGAGCGCGGCCGCCTTCTCCGCCGCAAGCAGCGCCTTGTTGTATGTCCCGCTGACGCCGCCGCGGTGGCCGGAAACGT